CTAGCTATAGCGCTAGGACTTAGTGAAGCAGGAAAGATACTAGGCAGTATGGCTAGTGTTTACTTTGTATCAGTAGCTGCTATAGTTGCAGCATTCTACGGTGGACAGGCTTATTCGAAAGGTAAAAAGTAATGGCTATGACTCAAGCAGAGAAACGTGCAGCAGCAGTAAAACGTGCTGGTGTTTCTGGGATCAACAAACCAAAGCGTACACCTGACCATCCTAAGAAATCACATATTGTTGTAACAACAAAACCAAACGGTGATCCTCTTACTATTAGGTTTGGACAAAAAGGTGCTAAGACTGCAGGAAAACCTAAAGCAGGAGAGTCTGATAGAATGAAAAAGAAACGTGCATCTTTTAAAGCAAGACACTCAAAGAACATAGCAAAAGGTAAAACCAGTGCAGCATACTGGGCTGATAAGGTGAAGTGGTAATGGCAACACCAACAAACAAAGCTTTATACGCTAGAGTAAAAAGAGAAGCTAAGAATAAGTTTAAGACATGGCCCAGCGCATACGGTAGTGCTTGGCTAGTTAAAACATACAAAGCACGTGGAGGCAAGTACAGTGGCAGTTCAGCGAACAAAGTCAAGTCACGTTCTAAAAAGTCGTAGAGGTTTTGCCAAAGGCGGTTTAGGTAAATGGTTTGGTGAAGAGTGGACAGATGTAAAGACAGGAAAGAAGTGTGGACGTTCTGGTGGTAAAGATAAGAACAGGCCATACCCTGCATGTAGACCAAAGGCAGTAGCTAGTAGAATAAGTAAATCAGAAGCAAAAAAGAAAACTGGACCAGCAAAAGTTAAATGGTCTGTAACAGCATCAGGAAGGAAGAGGACTTGAAAAAGAAGTGCCCAAAGTGTAAAGGAAAAGGGTGCGCTCATTGTGGGGGTACTGGTTATCATAACATGAACAAAGGTGGTATTATGAATAAAGGAATGAAAGCATTAAAGAAAGCTGCACCAGAAGTAGCAAAGAAAATGGGTTACAGCTATGGTGGAATGGCTAAGAAGCGTATGGGTATGGCTCATGGTGGAATGGCTTGTGGTGCGTCTAATCCTCCAGCTAGACCAATGAAGAAGATGAAAAAGTAAATGGTATCTAGAGATTACAGCACAGTAACTAAAGCTATAACTGTTGCAGCTACTGCTGGCGGTGCTAGTGGTGATGTGCTGTATACTGCTCCTTATAAGTTTGATGCAGAAATAGACTTTTTACATGTAACAAACGGTGCAAGCTCTAATAAACATGTTACTATAGAGTGGTATCACGCAGACACTGACACTTATCACACAATATTAAATGATAAAGTTATAGCAGGTAATGATACCTATGATGTAGTTTCTACTATAATGTATTTACATGCTGGTGATAAAATAGTTTGTCACGATCCTGCTAGTGGTGGTTGTGAGGTTGTATTGTCAGGTAAAGAATATTTTAACTTGACTAGATAGCATAACGGCTATATTATATTAGCAGTACTATAGCGCTAACATTTGTGTATAACTACCCTTGTACAAAAACAAGGAGAAAGTACATGAAAAAATTATTACAAAGAATGTGGGATGCCCACGTAATCAGACAACAAAAACGTGCAGACTTTAAAATGCTACATATGTTGTCAGACAGAGAACTAAATGATCTAGGAATAGGTAGATCAGAAATAAGGAACGCAATTTATGGCAAGGACATTAACTGAAAGACAACAAAGGTTCTTGGATGTATTATTTGATGATGCTGGAGGAGATGTTGTAGCTGCTAAGAAGTTAGCTGGCTATGGTGACAACTCCAGCACAACAGCAATAGTGGAGGCTTTAAAAGATGAAATCGCTGAAAAAACTAGGACTTACTTTGCTCGAACTGCCCCGAAAGCTGCTTATGCGCTTATGGGCGCTTTGCAAGATCCCACTCAGTTGGGTATCAAAGAAAAAATGATAGCCGCCAAAGATGTGCTTGACAGAGCAGGTCTTGGTAAAGTTGATAAGGTAGATGTCACCAGTGGAGGTGGCATTTTCTATTTACCACCAAAAGAAGGTGAGAACGAATAATACCTCAAAGAGAATTGGGATTCTGGCAGTTACCTCTGCCTCCCAAAGGACACAACAAAGAATGGCACGTTATAGCTAGGACTACTTTAAAAGTTCCGTTTGGCTATGAGGTGCATCCAGAGAATGATAAGCTACTTGTTCCTGTAGAACATGAGCTAGAAGCGTTAGAGCTTGCAAAACAACACCTCAAGCAGTATAGTTACAGAGCAGTAGCGCAGTGGTTGAGTAAAGAAACTGACCGATACATTTCACACATGGGTCTAAAGAAGAGAATAGAAGTTGAGCAAAAACGTAGAAAAGCATCTGCAATTAAGCGCAAGCTTGCCAAGTGGCTCGAAGAAACGCTCTCGCAAATCGAGAAGCTCGAAAAGCAAGGAGTCGGAGCCTACTCAGAAGCCAGCGGAGATCGAAACCCCCCAGATCCCAGCGCAGGTAGTAGCACCTGAGTATGACGTAGAAGAAGCACAGGAAGTTGTATTCAAGCCTAACGAAGGGCCACAGACATCTTTCTTAAGTTCTTCTGAACGAGAAGTTTTGTACGGAGGGGCTGCTGGTGGTGGTAAGTCATACGCTATGCTTGCAGACCCACTACACGGCTTAAACAATCCTAACTTCTCTGGACTCCTTGTACGACACACAACTGAGGAACTAAGGGAACTTATACAGAAGTCGCAGGAGTTGTACCCACGTGCCGTACCAGGAATCAAATGGTCAGAGCGTAAATCTCAATGGGTATCTCCTAAAGGTGGAAGACTGTGGATGTCGTATCTGGATAAAGATACCGATGTCACACGTTACCAAGGACAGGCTTTTAACTGGATTGGATTTGACGAACTTACTCAATGGCCTACACCTTACGCTTGGGATTATATGAGGTCACGTCTTCGTAGCGCTCATGGTAAAGAGTTAGGGCTTTACATGAGAGCAACTACAAACCCAGGTGGCGCTGGACATTCTTGGGTAAAGAAAATGTTTATTGATCCTGCACCAGCAGGAAAACCTTTTTGGGCTACAGACATTGAATCAGGCAAAACTATTACATTCCCTAAAGGACACAGCAAGGAAGGTCAGCCTTTATTTAAGCGTAGATTTATTCCTGCGTCACTCTTCGATAACCCATACCTTGCCGAAGAAGGTGACTACGAAGCTATGCTCTTATCACTACCAGAGCATCAACGTAAGCAACTCCTTGAAGGAAACTGGGACATCAACGAAGGAGCAGCGTTTCCCGAATTTGACAGAAATACCCACGTTATCGAACACTTTGAAGTGCCTGACAGTTGGGTTAAGTTTAGGGCGTGTGACTACGGTTACGGCTCTTATACTGGCGTACTCTGGTTTACTGTATCTCCTGACGAGCAGCTTATAGTATATAGAGAGTTATACGTTTCAAAAGTTACAGCTTCCGATCTAGCAGATCTTATATTAGAAGCAGAACATAAAGATGGTGGTATGAGATACGGTGTGCTGGATAGTTCTTTGTGGCACAACCGTGGCGATACTGGGCCATCGTTAGCAGAGCAAATGAACATGAAGGGTTGCCGATGGCGTCCATCTGATCGCTCAAGAGGCTCACGTATCGCAGGTAAAAACGAGATACATAGGCGTTTAAAGGTAGACGAGTTTATAGAAAAGCCTATGTTAGTATTTATGAACAACTGTGTAAATACTATTGCACAGATACCAAGCATCCCACTGGACAAAAAGAATCCAGAAGATGTAGACACCAAAGCAGAAGATCACTTGTATGATGCTTTACGCTATGGTATAATGACTAGACCACGTAGTAGTATATGGGATTACAACCCAGCCAAACAACGCACAGGCTTTCAAGCCAGTGATACAACATTCGGGTATTAAATATGGCAGAAGAAATGTTTGAAACAGATGAAGTCGTTGCAGCAGAGGACGCACTCGACTCTATCTTTAAAGAAAAAAGCAGCGTAATTGGCTTTGTACAAGACCGCTACAAAAGGTCTGAAGACTCTAGGTATGCTGATGAACAGCGATGGCTTAGAGCATACCGTAACTATAGAGGTATATACGGATCTGATGTACAATTTACAGACTCAGAAAAGTCAAGAGTGTTTGTAAAGGTAACTAAAACTAAAACACTAGCTGCATATGGACAGATAGTAGATGTACTGTTTGGTAATAATAAGTTTCCTCTATCTATAAATCCATCTGTATTACCTGATGGTGTAGCAGAATCAGTACACATAAACATAGACCCTAATGCAGAAAACGCTAGTGGGGCTATTAGTGATGCTATGACTACACCAGCGCCTAAGCCTTACTTAATAGACGGTGAAACTCAGTTACAACCTGGTGAAACACTTGTAGATTTACAAGCAAGACTAGCTGGGATGCAAGACAAGTTAGCACCTGTAAGTGAAAAGATAATAGAAGGTGAAGGTACTACAGCTACAACTGTAACATTCCATCCTGCAATGGTTGCAGCTAAGAAGATGGAAAAGAAAATCCATGATCAGCTACAAGAGTCGGGAGCTACCACACACCTAAGAAGTATGGCATTTGAGATGGCACTTCTAGGTACAGGTGTTATGAAAGGTGCGTTTGCTGTAGACAAAGAATATCCTAACTGGAATGAGGACGGTGAATATGATCCTATCATAAAGACTGTACCAGAGTGTGACCATGTAAGTGTATGGAACTTTTATCCTGACCCTGAAGCAAAGTCTATGGAAGAGGCTGAGTATGTTGTACAAAGACATAAGATGTCACGTACACAACTACGCAAGTTAAAGACACGTCCTTTCTTTATGGACGATTCTGTACAGTTAGCTATAGACAAAGGACCAGATTACGTACAAAAGTACTGGGAAATGACTATGGAAGATGATGACACTCAACCAACATCAGAACGTTGGGAAGTGTTAGAGTTCTGGGGTTTTGTTGATACTAAACTTTTAGAACAACATGGTGTTGACATACCTAGTGAACTAAGCGATTTAGATGAGGTTAACTGTAACGTATGGATATGTAACGGTGAAGTACTACGTTTTGTACTAAACCCATTTAAGCCTACACGTATTCCTTACTACGCTGTACCATACGAGCATAACCCATACTCATTCTTTGGCGTTGGTATCGCTGAGAATATGGATGATACACAGACATTGATGAATGGCTTTATGCGTATGGCTATTGATAATGCTGCACTATCAGGTAATCTTATCATAGAAGTAGACGAGACTAACTTAGTTCCCGGACAAGACCTATCAGTGTATCCTGGAAAGATTTTCAGAAGACAAGGAGGCGCTCCAGGACAAGCTATATTTGGTACAAAGTTTCCAAACGTAGCTGGTGAAAACATGCAACTATTTGATAAAGCGAGGGTTTTAGCTGATGAGTCAACGGGATTCCCATCATTTGCCCACGGACAAACAGGTGTCAGTGGTGTTGGTCGTACTGCTTCTGGTATTAGTATGCTTATGTCTGCTGCCAACGGAAGTATCAGAAGTGTTGTTAAGAACGTAGATGACTACTTAATTAAACCACTAGGTAAAGCATTCTTTGCATTCAACATGCAGTTTGACTTTGATGAAGAGATACGTGGAGACTTAGAGGTAAGTGCATCTGGTACAGAAAGCTTAATGGCTAATGAAGTACGTAGCCAACGCTTGATGCAGTTCTTACAAGTTGCACAAAATCCAGTACTTGCACCTTTTGCAAAAATGGATTATATTATACGTGAGATTGCAAAGAGCATGGACTTAGATCCTGATAAGGTAACTAACTCTATTGCTGATGCAGCTATACAAGCTGAGATACTAAAAGGCTTTCAAGCACCTGCACAAGAGCAGATGGCACCTGAAGGTCAAGGTGTACAGGATGTAGCTGATACATCTGGAGGTGGAGGTTCACAAATAGGAGTCGGTACAGCACCACTACCTGAAGAACAAGGATTTACAGGCAATGCACCTCAAGCAGTTGGTCAATGATAAAGAATGCTACGAACAGTTTCAACAACACATAGATGATCTGATATACGTAAGACAACGTACAATGGAAACAAGTAATGATTCTGTTGTGATGTATAGACAGCAGGGTGCAATAGATGTACTTAGAAAACTTAAGTTACTGAGGGAGACAGTAAACGGTGGATGACGAAAAGCAAAAAAGTTTTTTAGATATGTTGACTTCTCCTTTAACAGGAGACTACAGAAAGAAAAAACCTGCTAGTGTCAAAGCTGCAGATGTAGCAGTAAGTATGACTCCTGTTGGTTCTGCAGTTGAAATAGCTGAAGAGTTAGATAAAGAAGATCCCAGCTATGGTAAAGTAGCTATCATTGCAGCAGGTGATGCGTTAGGTGCAGCCATACCTGCAATGGGACCAGTTGCTAAAAGTTTAATAAAGCAGTCTGATAAAGTAGTAGATCTTAAAGATGTACCTACAGTAGAAGCTGCAGGTCTTACAGATGAGGCCATTGAAGCGTGGCGTAAAGAAAACGCTACATCAGACGAGTTTCGTAAGTCTCTTAAAGGCCGCAATGAAGAACTACAAAACTTAGCTGCTGGTGTAGAAGAAGGTAGAGTATTTACTAGTACGTATAGAAAACGTGCAGATGAACTAAGGCCAATACGTAAAGTAGAAGAAGTACCAAAGCCAGCTACGTTTGTAGAAGCAGTAAGTGCATTAAATGCAGGTAAGCGTAAAAAACCTATGATTGGTTTGAATGCTTCTATACCAGAAGGTGATATAGTAACCGCAAGACTAGACATAGACGCATATACAGATTATGATGTTTGGGTTCCAACTCTAACACACCCTGAACTAAAAACAGTATATAAACCTTCTGTTATATTAGAAGATGTATCTTTTATAAAGCCAGAAGGACGAGAACCTAAGAAAGCTTTAAGTGTAGCTAAAGGTGGAGCTAAGGCTCCCTTTGCTGTTATGACAGGTAAGTATGTTGATGCTACAGATGATGAAGCATATAGGATTGCACAGGATGTTTTTGACAATCCTGAATTTACACAAGTAGGTTATGACCCTACACGTAGAGGCTTCTTTTATGATAGAGAAACAGGAGAAGCAATAATAGAAGCAGATACAGTAGTTCAAGTAGGACACTTAGTATTAGCACGTAATGCAAAGAAAATGGATGCAGAAGCATTTGGATTTAGTGAGGGCGGTATGGCGTTAGAAGATCAAATGGAAATGAACTTTGGTAAAGAAGTACCAGAGAACACAGTAGGTGTAGATCCTGTGTCAGGCAATGACATACCTTTAGGTGCAACAGCAGAGAATGTACGAGATGATATACCTGCTAACCTCAGTGAAGGTGAGATAGTTGTACCTGCTGATGTAGTAAACTTTCATGGTGTAAAACTATTTGAAGATCTTCGTGAAGAGGCCAAGAGAGGCTATGCTCAAATGGCACAAGACGGACGCATGGGTGGTGAGCCTATGATGGAAGACTCCGATATGATGGCTGATCTAGACATAGATCTTTCTGTAGAAGACTTACAGGTAATGGATGATGAAGAACCTGTAGAGATGAAAAGAGGTGGTATTGCTAGGCTTGGTGGTGGACCAACACTAGGACAAAGACGTAGGGCTGCTGCACAAAAAACCTCAGCCTCTACTGCAAGAGCCAATAAACAAGCTGCTGTTTCAAAGTCTAAATCATCAGCAGCAGCACATAAAACTTTTATGGATAGAATAAGTAAAAAAAGAAGTAGTTCAAAGCCAAAACCAGCACCAGTAGTAAATGTTCCAACAACAGCAGGTCCAACACGTCCACAACTAACAACAAAACCTGCTACATCTGATGATGTTAGACCTGGTGGACAAACTATAGCAGAACAAATAAACTTTGGCGGTGACTATGAACCAAGATCAGCAGCAGATATCAGAGCGCTTGGAGGAAACCAAGGAGATGAATTAAGCTTTGGGCAAAAACTTGTAAAAGGTGCTAGAGAACTGTTTGATACAAGCGAGGATATTTCTAACAGATTTGCTACAGAAGAAGAGGAAGAAGGAATAAATGTTAGGTATTATGATAAGCCTTTTTACCAACGTTTTATGGAAGGTATAGGGTTTGACGAAGGCGGTCTTGTAAATCCAGAACCGTTCTACTCTCAAAAGGGTGGCTTTGACTTATCTCATATGCAAAACACAGGAACTGTTGTTCAAGAGTATATGAACGATGAGGGTCACAGAATATA